CGCCAGCTTCGTCACAGTTTTCTTGCTACCGCCGCCGTCGCCGCGTGGTGCGAGCAGTGCGATGTAAGGGTTGCCGTAACGATTGACCAGTAGTACAGGGTCTTTGCCGCCGTCCACTACGAACAGCGAGTACTTGTTGATCGGGTTCTTCTTGTTCGAGAACTCTTTCATCAAGCGGTAAATCTCGGTAGCATCGGCAGCGGTGAACTTGCCGCCTGAATCCTTCTTGAGAGCAACTTCGCCCTTCGTATTGAGGATGATCGAGACATTACCTTCAAAGGTCTTTGCAGCCATGATGGCCTCCAGTAAGTGAGTTGTTAAAGAGTACTGCGTGGTGCTGAACAAGCGTTGTGTCATCCAGCACTTTCAGACTCGCAGAAGTTGACAGCGACGTCAAGTATGAGTGTTTATGCGGGCTTTCAGCGATAATAAAATGACATCGCGCCGGTGTGCGCCTGCTTGCGTGATCGGGGTCGAGGGGGTGGGTACATGGATTGGCGCGACGACCCCTCCCCCCACATATCCAAACTCCTTAAACCACAACCCCAAAAAAGGAACGTGTAAAGTTAGCTCTCAAAAATTTTCCAGCCCCCCAAAAAACCAATGTTGCCATAACAACAACGCTTGACAACCCCGTATTTCTGCCCTACGTTTCGCTCATGGACAGACTCCCACTCAACCACACCAAATGGTCCGATCGCTTGGCGTTCGACGTAGCCCTGCTGCTGGAAGGCAGCGGGGAGACAATGGCCGAGGTGATGGATCGTCACAAGATCGACGCCAACGACCTGCTGATCTACAACGCCGACAAGGTGTTCCTGAAGAAAGTCGAGCACTATCGGGACGAAATCCGCGAGAAGGGGCTGACGTTCAAACTCAAAGCCCGAGCGCAAGCCGAGGAGTTGCTGACCACCTCGTGGCTTTTGATCCATGACCCATCCACCTCCCCTGCGGTCAAAGCCGACCTGATCAAGTCCACGGTAAAGTGGGCTGGACTGGAGCCCAAGACCGACGCAGTGGTCGAGTCCGGCGGTGGCGGGGTGCGCATCACGATCAACCTTGGCAACAGCCCCAACGACGCACGTACGATCGAAGCCCCCATAACCGAGGTCACTGATGTCGATTCCATCGAGCATTCTGAGTCTGTTTAACGGCACCTACGACGGGGTACCGGCTGCCCAGTTGAAAAGCGCGAACGAAGCGCACAACGTGGAGATTGCACTGCGCGAGGCTGGCCAGTCGTTCCAGACCCGGATCAAAAAGTCCAAGAAGCACGGACGCCTGTTCATCGTGATGCTGCTGGGGGAACCTGCGTGACTTGGCATGTGTACCCCGTGGGGGATTTGAAACCGCACATCACCGACACCTCCAAAGGCGACTGCTGGTGTAACCCGGAGTACGACATGGAGCATGACACCTACGTACACAATTCGTTGGATGGACGGGAGTTTTATGAGACTGGCGAGAGGAAGCTGAACTAATGGAATTGGTGAAACTTTACGAGACGAATTACCGCGACCCCGTGGCCATGTTGCGCAAGCTGGCTGATGACGTGGAGGCTGGTGTCTACGGCGACGTTGCTTGCGTAGGGGTGGCGCTGCTTGCAGACCAGTTGGAGGTGTTCGGATTCGGTCCTGACAGCGAGGCACCGTCGGTCGGCATGGTTCTGCAAGCCGGAGCGTTGAAACTTACTATGCCGTTCCTCCATCATGGCACTTGATATTAACTATACACCGCCGCCAACTGGGCTGAAGTTCATGTCCAGTGACGCAAAGATGCGGGTGCTCATGGGGCCTGTCGGTTCCGGTAAGTCGGTGACATCGTCCTTCGAGATCGTGCGGCGGGCGTCGATGCAGGAGCCCAACCAGCAAGGGATTCGTAAGACGCGCGCGGCGATCGTGCGAGAAACGGCGCGGCAGTTGCAGGATACGACGATCAAGACGTTCCTTGATTGGTTCCCGCCGGGGCAGTGTGGCCAGTACATGCGCACCACCAAGACTTACTTTTTCAAGGTAGGAGATGTAGAGTGCGAGATAATGTTCCGTGCACTGGACGATGCGGACGATGTTGCCAACTTGAACTCGTTGGAATTGACGTTTGCATGGTTCAACGAGTGTCGAGACATCCACCCGGATATTGTGGACGCGATGTCAAAACGTATCGGGCGATTCCCCTCAGCGAAGGACGGCGGTCCGACGTGGCACGGGATGTGGGGCGACACTAACCCCCCGACGATGGATACTTGGTGGTATTACCAAATGGAAGGCTTAGACCCGAAAGATGGCGTATCTCCGAACAATAATGGCTGGGCCGTCTTCAAGCAACCGTCCGGACGCAGTGCGTTTGCTGAAAACATCGAGAACCTACCGGACGGATACTACGACACGCAAGGCCGTAGTGAAGAATACATCCGTGTCTATATCGACGGAGAGTATGGGCTCTCCTCGGCTGGTATGCCGGTGTATAAGTATTTCCGGCCAGACTACCATATGGCTCGATCACCACTACGCTTTATCAGTAATGGGGTTCGACCCATTGTTGTGGGGATGGACTTGGGGCTCACCCCCGCTGCCGTTATCGGACAGCAAGACCCCCGTGGACGGGCAATAATACTTGACGAGGCTGTCAGCTTTGATATGGGTGTGCAGCGGTTCTGCCGGACGATACTGAAACCGCTGATCTACGAACGGTTTTCCGGTGCGCCGGTGCTGATCGTGACCGACCCGGCGGGTGTGCAGCGAGCGCAGACCGATGAGCGCAGCGCCGTGGACATCATCAAGGCTGAAGGATTCAAGGTCATCCCGGCCAAGACCAACAACGTCTCGGCGCGGATCAACGCGGTGGACGAGTACCTGATGCGGCAAGTTGACGGCGATCCGGGCTTTGTCGTTGACCCCCGGTGCACCCAGTTGAAGGCGGCCATGATGGGCGGCTACCGATACAAGCCCAAGGGCGACGGTGACATCGAGAAGAACAAACACTCTCACGTGGCTGAGGCTCTGCAGTATCTGATGCTCCATATCGCCAGTGCCGGTGAGGGCTACCATACTATACAGCGACGTGAAGTTAAGCGGGTTGCGGCTGCCGGATGGACGTGATACATTGGCTTTGCATTTCTCGCTGACGACCCCCTCGTCAGGTAAGCCCCCAGCAATGGGGGCTCTTTTTCTTGCGAGTTCAAAAACTTCGTGATATAAGCTGTGCCAATTCAACCCGCGCTCGCGGAGGGCACATGGCTACCAAACAGTCCACGATGTATTCCACCAATCCCAAGATGGATGGTTCAGGCATCACTGCCAAGGAACCGCGATCGGAATACGTCATGACCAAGAACGGTGGCAAGGAAGTGCCGCTGACTCCACGTACTGTTACAGGCGGGATGCTCTACAAGAAGGGCTTGATGGAGCAGGAGAACTTCAACAAGACCAAGACCATTACCCGTCCGGAGATGCTTCGCAAAGCTGCGACGATGGTCAACCAAGGTACATCTCCCAAGTACGCGATGGACATGCTTGAGGAGCAGGACGAAGCAAAGAGCAACTACAACTCGTGCAGCTACTGGGATAAGTAATGGCCGGTCTGACATTCCTTCGCGTTGTAGATAATTCCACTCTTGCGCGGCAGGAGAAGGAAGCGGCTTCTCAAGCGTTGGCCGAGCGGCAGAATCAGCCGGTCATTCTTGGATTGGTTGCTCATCTGAAGGCATGTTGGGATGTGGCCGAGATGGCCAAGCGTCCGATTGAACAGGTTATGCTCCGTGCGCTGCGCCAGCGCAACGGTGAGTACGAAGCATCAAAGCTTCAGGAGATACGCAAGCAAGGCGGCTCCGAGGTTTACATGATGATCACCGAGGTGAAGTGCCGTGCGGCGGAGTCATGGCTGCGCGACATTCTCTTGGACAATGGCAGCCCTCCGTGGGACTTACACGCAACACCGATACCCGACCTGTCTCCCGCGCAATCCAAAGCAGTTCAAGAGGAACTTGCTCAAAAAGTGCTGAAAATGGTCGAGCAGTTGGGGGTTGCGCCCACTCCTGAAGAAGTAGCCGAGATGAAGGAAATGGTGTCTCAGGACTACCGTTTCCGCATACTGCGGGAAGCCCAGAGCAGGGCAGACCGCATGAAGATCAAGATTCAAGACCAGTTCGCGCAAGGCGGCTGGGAAGATTCATTCAACGACTTCATCACCGATCTGGTGACATTCCCCGCAGCATTTGTCAAAGGTCCGATCGTGCGCCGTCAGCGCACACTGGGCTGGAAGCAGGACGCTATGGGGCGTACTGTGGTTGAGCCGATCGAGAAACTCGGCCCAGAGTACGAGCGTGTTGACCCCTTCCGCATCTATCCTGAACCCGGAATCAGTAACCTCCACGAAGGTTATTTATTCGAGCATCATAGAATGACTCGCATGGAACTCTCCGACCTTATCGGTGTTCCGGGCTACGACGATGACGCTATCCGTGCCGTGCTTGAGATTGGCAACGGTCAGTCGTGGATCAACGAGGATGTGGAACTCCAAAAGGACGAGGAGGAGCGCAAGTACTATGCGTACATGCGGCCAACCACTGAGTTCGATGCGCTTGAGTTCTGGGGCAAGATCAGCGGTCAGATGCTGATCGAGTGGGGTATCGACGAGGCAGATGTGCCTGATCCCGCACGTGAGTACGACGCCAACGTCTGGCTCGTGGGTAACTATGTGATCAAGGCGGTGCTGAACTATGACCCCCTCGGGGAGAAGCCGTATGCCAAGACTTCGTTCATTAAATGCCCCGGTGCTTTTTGGGGTAAGGGCATCCCGGAGATCATCGAAGACCTCCAAGGTGTCTGTAATGCAGCGGCTCGTGCACTTGTTAATAACATGGGCATCTCCAGTGGTCCGCAAGTTGAGGTTAATCTCGAACGCATTCCCGCCAACGAAGACATAACCCAGCTTTCACCTTGGAAGATATGGCAGACGACCAACGATCCGTTGGGCTCCACTGCACCGGCGATCAGGTTCACGCAGCCTGACTCACGTGCTCAGGAGTTGATGGCTGTCTACGAGAAGTTCAGTAAGCTGGCTGATGATCACTCCGGCATCCCGGCGTACGTGTACGGCGACCTGAATGTACAGGGCGCTGGCCGCACGTCGTCTGGTCTGTCGATGCTGATGGGCGCAGCCGGTAAAGGTATTCGACAGGTGGTGATGCACATCGACACAGATGTGGTCAAACCGATCGTCTTGCGCCAGTTTGTGTACAACATGCGCTACGACGAAGACGAGTCAATCAAGGGCGATGTTCAGGTGATTGCCAAAGGTGCGATCAACCTTGCCGTCAAAGAGACGGTCAACATTCGCCGTATCGAGTTCCTTAACGCAACCGCCAATCCGATCGATATTGAAATCATCGGTAAGGAAGGACGCGCCACCATCCTGCGGGAAGTGGCGAAAGGGTTGCAAATGCCTGTGGACGAGGTTGTCCCGTCTCGGGAGAAGTCTGCTTTTATGGGGCAGGTGCAAGCTCTGGCAATGGCTCAGGCCGCACAGCAATCCCCTGAAGGCGGTACGCCGCAGTTACCTGACGGCTCTCCCAAAGGCGGTATGGCAGCGAACACGGTACAAAGCCGTGCTAGTGGGAGGGCAGCATGATTAAGCCTGATCCGCGAATCATCAAGTTGATGGCGACCATCACTCGGCAGCATCCGGATTTTCTGGAGTGGCTGGGCGAATGGCGTATGCGGGAGCTTGAGCAATTACCACTGGCGGCAAACAATACAGCACTGATGCAGGGGCGGTGCCAAGTATTGGGTGAACTGTACAAGTTCGCCAAGGACTCCCCTGAACTAGCGGCAAAGTCATTATAAAACTCGCCGTCTAATCACGCACACCGATAGGAGCGTTCAACATGGCACTTCCAGAGCAGATTCGTAAACAGACTGAGGCTGTACAGGAGTTGTATAAGCAACTCAATGGAGCAGACAACAACACAGGCGGAGACAACCCTCCCGCCGATGGCACTGTCACGCCACCAGATGATGCTACCCCCACTCCGCCGAAAGCCGACAGTAATCCTGTACCGAATGATGCTACGCCGTCACCAGAGGGTGAGCACAATACTGGTGATATAAGCCCTGAAGATGACCCAAACTCTGAGACTTATGCTCAGAAATGGCGTACTTTACAAGGTATGTACAACGCCGAGGTTCCGCGTCTGCACCATCAGAACCGCGAACTGGTAGGCCGCCTACAGAATCTGGAACAATTGATTGCATCGATGTCTGCTACACCGCAGACCCCAGCCGCACCTCCGTCAGTTGAGAAACTGGTGTCTGACAAAGAGGTTGAGGAATACGGTGAGTCGATCGATGTCATGCGTAAGGTAAGTCGGGAGGAGTTGACGCCCGTTGCCCAGCGTCTGGCCAAGATCGAAGCAGTACTGCAGCAACTTCAAGCCAACGTAGTACCGCAGGTTCAGGCGGTGGCACAGAAGCAGCAGATGACATCGGAGCAGAAGTTCTGGTCTGATCTTGCGACCGCAGTGCCAAATTGGCGGCAGGTCAACGACAACGAGTCATTCCAATCATGGCTCTTGGAGGCTGATCCGCTGACTGGCATTACTCGCCAGACGTACCTTGAAGACGCGCAGCGTTCGCTGGATGCGCCGCGTGTGTCTAATTTCTTTAGGACTTGGCTTGAGGCTACTGGACAAGCCGCAGTTGCTCAATCCACCGGTTCTGTAAATGCTGCTGCATCTGAGTTGGAGAAGCAGGTAACTCCGGGGCGCTCACGCGCTGCGGGCGCACCGTCGCCAACCACCACAGCAAAAACTTATGCCCCGAACGACATCCAAAAATTCTTTAACGATGTTCGTGCGGGTAAATATAAGGGCAGAGAGCAAGAGCGGGATCGTATCGAACGCGACATTTTCGCCGCACAGCGGGAAGGTCGTATTGTTGCTAACGCCTGATTAGAGGAGTTTTATCATGTCTTATCCTAACTCGCCCGGCAAGCCGAATTACAGCGGTAACTTTATCCCTGAGATTTGGTCCGGCAAACTGATCGAGAACTTCTACGACGCCACCGTGCTCGCAGCTATCTCGAATACCGACTACGAAGGCGAAATTCGCCAGTACGGCGATACCGTCAATATCCGCACCACTCCGGAAATCACCATCCGTGAGTACGTCAAGGGTCAAACCCTGACCGTGGAGAACCCGGACAAGCCGAAGATTCAACTGCTGATCGACAAGGGCGAGTACTTTGCTTGCGTCGAAGACGACGTGGACAAGGTTCAGTCGGACATCAACCTGATGGATACTTGGTCGAAAGACGCTTCTGAGCGTATGAAGATCAAGATCGACCAGCGTGTCCTGACCGACATCCTGCCCGGCATCGCTGCTACCAACAAGGGCGCTACCGCAGGTGAGCAGTCCGGTTCGTTCAATCTGGGTACCAGCGGCGCACCGCTGACCGTGACCAAAGACGGCGCATCTTCGACCACCCCCGTGGTTGATCTGATCGTTGACATGGGCACCGTTCTGGATGAGGCCAACGCCCCTGAGTCGGATCGTTTCATCGTGATCCCGGCCAAGATGGCTAACCTGATCAAGAAGTCGGAACTGAAAGACGCTTCGCTGTCTGGCGATAGCATGTCGGTTCTGCGTAACGGTCGTCTGGGTATGATCGATCGCTTCACGATCTATGTCAGCCACAACCTGAACGTATCTTCGGGCAAGTACAGCATCATCGCTGGCCACAAGATGGGCTTCACGTTTGCCTCGCAGATGACGAACATGGAAACCATCCGTTCTGAGTCTACCTTCGGTAACATCATCCGTGGTCTGCAAGTCTACGGCTACAAGGTTACCAAGGGCGAAGCACTGGCTCAGGCCGTTATCCAGTTCGCTTAATCTGATAGGAGGATTAAATCATGGCTGCTTATACTGATACCCTTGGCTTTAACAAGGGCACTGCCGCGTATCCGGCAAATAACCACGATGTCAACAAGTTCGAAGTTGAACTGAACTTTGCTACCATCGTCGCTGCTCGTTCGGCTGCTGGTGCTACTGCACTGGCTGCTGGCGACACGCTGCAGGTGATCAGCCTCCCGGCTGGTTCGGTTGTTCTGTCCGCTGGTCTGATGGTGACCAAGGCTGAGACTACCAACACCACAGCTACGTTTGATCTGGGCTACACCGGCGGCTCTCCGGCTGCTGCTAACGCCTACGCAAACGATGCAGCGTCCAACGCGCTCGGCCTCAAAGCTGCTGATCTTGCAAACCCGACTGTCGTTGCGTCGGCAGATACTATCGATCTGCTGATCAACACTGCAGTTCCGACGGATTGCATCGTCAAGGCGTTTGCGGTTGTCGTCAACGCAAACTAAGCTGATGGGGGCTTCGGCCCCCAGCTTTTGAGGAGATTGTTATGGGTCTTTATACCGGCATAGCACAAGATAATGTCACTATTAATAGTGGCACTATCAATGCGACCAATCTCTCTGTAGCAAATAACATCAAGTCTACTGCCCCAGTTATTAAGACTGCGGCGTTTACTCTTGGCGCTACGGAGAATTACGTTGTCTGTAATGGCTCTGCATCGATCACTGTTACGTTACCGACTGCTTCGGCAAATACGGGCCGTTCTGTGACGATCAAAACCATTGCTGCATACACTGTTGTTTCCGCTTCATCTAACGTGAAGCCTATCGATTCCAACACCGCTGGTACCGCTATTCTGGGTAACACGGCTGGTAAGTGGGCTACGTTGGTGTGCGACGGCACCAACTGGGTAGTTATGGCCACTGGCTAATAGGATGGGGCTTCGGCCCCTCCTCTTTATAGGATTCTGTTATGCCTACCAATCTGACTGGCAACTCGATTGCCGACACGTACGACCAGCTACTGCATGTGAACGACGGGCCCGAGGCTACCGAAAAGGTCGTCTATAGTGGCACTGGCGTGGCCACTGCATTAAAGGTGGGTACGCAGTCAGCATCGGTGGACAACATCAAGTTGGATGGCAACACCATCTCGACAACTGATACAAACGGTAATCTCGTGCTCTCACCAAACGGCACGGGTGAGGTTACGGTTGATAACTTAGCGATTAGCGGCAATACCATATCGAGCACTGATACGGATGGCGACATCATCCTCGCCCCAAACGGCACTGGTACGGTCAACATCGACAAAGCAAATATTACTGGCGGATCAATCGGCGGTGCGGTGTCGTTCGCCGGTGGTTCATTTACAAGCATAACGCTAGTATCCGCTACTACGATTACGGGTGTTACAACCACAAACGGCGGCAACTTGCGCCTGACTGGTAATACACTAAGCAGTACTGATACTAACGGGAATATCACTATCTCTCCGAACGGCACTGGTGAGATCGTCATGACCAAGCCAATGGGCTATGGTGGTGCCAGCACTGGCGGTACAGTCACACAAGATACCAGCAAGTCTACGGGTGTTACGCTGAATAAGTTATGCGGCCAGATTACGATGCACAATGCCGCACTGTCGCAAGATACCTCTGTGTCGTTTGTATTGACAAACAGCTATATCGATACCACTGATGTACTCATTGTGAATATTGCGTCTGGCGGAACCGCCGGTGCATACGCAACGCAGGTCGAACTTATTAGTTCCGGCTCATGCCGCATATCGTTGTTCAACCATAGTAGTGGCAGCTTATCAGAGGCGGTCGTGTTGAACTTTGCTGTAATCAAAGCAGTCAACGCATAGGAGTAATCATGGCCAAGACCCCAACGTGGCAGCGCAAGGAGGGACAAGACCCAAAGGGCGGATTGAACGCAAAGGGTCGTGCGTCATATAACAAGGCGACCGGCGGTAATCTGAAGCCTCCGCAGCCTGAAGGTGGTTCGCGTAAGAAATCATTTTGCGCCCGGATGGAAGGGATGAAGAAGAAACTTACCTCCGCTAAGACCGCGAATGATCCGAATAGCCGCATCAATAAATCTTTGAGGGCTTGGAAATGCTGAAGAAACCTGTATGGGAGAAGCCGCGCCCAAAGAATCTTGGTCCGTCCAAGAAACTAACACCGGCGCAAAAGACTAAGGCGAAGACTATGGCTGCCAAAGCAGGACGGCCATACCCGAACCTTGTGGACAACATGAGAGCCGCGAAGGGGAAATGATAT